AATTGTAATGCTGAACTTGTTAAAACGGGATGGTCCCGAGGGTCGCTAACACCTGACCTCTAAGTGCCTGTATACTTTCATTGTTATGTATAATCTCATCAAACTTGTCGTTTGTGTCAGCCCACTTCCATTCACTAGTATGAATATCCTGCGCTTCCATTAATGAAGATCCAGTAGTGTTATCTAATACAGCACTACTCCACCATTCTGGAATTTCACCTCTGCGCACCCACCAGATTTCTCCGCCAATGTCGCGGATCATATCTTGTTCATTGCGAAAGCGCACATCAGGAACTACATAGTTGCCTGGATTATCTAATATTTGTTTTTTTAATAGGCTTACCCAGACTCCGTCATAAAAGCCATTACGCATACAATCAGTACCAAATAACTGAAGAACCAACCGAGGAGAGATTTCCATTTTCGTTTCATCAGTCCAAAAGTCGTCTCGTTTTTCACGCCACTGTCTTGAATCATCTGTATCTCCTTCGAGCATTGCTCTATCCCAACCAAAGATAGTGCTTACACCATCCTTAAGTTTGTCAGCAAAACTTATTTTTTTAAATCCTTGATCGACTAGAATATCAGCGACAGTACCTTTACCAGATCCTATCAGTCCGCAAATTCCTATAATCATATATGCCTCTTATTAGCCAATAATAAATGAAAGTGGATCACTACCGTCAACATAGTTGCGTAGTTCTTCGTCTAGTTTGTCTATTTCAACTTGTGCTTCTGCTTTAAGTGAATCACCATTAAGACTTGTGCCGCCTTGTGGTCCTGCAATAGTTGAAAACTTTGAACGTGCTTCGCCAAGTGTATATTTTGCAAGTGCTAATGAGTAGTCTTGTATCCAAGGACCAGCATGTCTATCCTGTAGTAATCTGCTTTCAGGACGCAAGTTATAAGTCCAAAGAACAAGTTGTTCACCGCTTGCACTAAACTTACGCAATACAGTAATTACTTTAGTTACAGGATTAAATTCAAAGTTTACAAAGCCACCAAACAATCTAGCACTTAGTTCTTGATACTGGTAGTACATTTCATATGTTGCCATACCGCCTATACGACCACTTTGCAACAAGTAAGTGTTTTGAAAAGCCGCTTCAAATGGCTCAAACTGTGTACCAGAATCATTTGATCCACTACCAACACTGCGTCTGTATACTTGCCTAACCTCTTCAATCTCATCTGGTAATGTATATTCCTGCTGTTCTTCTACAATACTTAAAAATGTATACGAACTTTCATATGCATTTTGGGTACGTTGACGAAAACGTTTTACTGCTTTGTCAATACTATTGTCATAGTGTACCGGATCAAGTTCAACATCTACCATGCCATCGCCTAAGCGAAAACGAATGTAATCTACTGTGTCTGATCTTAATGATGCTAGTGTTGTTGCCATAGTGTGTTCCTGTTCTTACACACTATTTATTACTTTACTGCTTTAAGGATAATAGTATCAGCATTAAAGCGTCCGTTCATTTTTGTTTCAACACCTTTTATATTGTCTAAGAATTTACGCAGTTGCACTTTACCACTTTTGTTAAACTCTGCTAATTGCTGTTCTGGCTTACGCAATGTTTTTGCTACACTGGTATTAGTATTAAAGAACTGCAATGTAGTTCCTTTAACTTGAAACTGCTGTCCTTCTTCTGCAACATATCTACCGATCTTGCGTGTCTTAACGTTAAACACCCAAACTTCTGTAGAGCCAATAATATCAACTGGATTAATAGAGGCTACCTTATACTTTTCGTCGGTTTTACAATACTTCATTTTTGCAACCAATTTGTCAGCACTCTTAGGCTTGGGTGATCTTGTTTTACGAGATGCTTTACTTTCTGCTGCAACGAGATCACAGGCACCTAGTATACCACCAAATAGTGTAACACCACGTTTAATTGCGGCTTTATCTAAGTGTGCATATCCTTCACGCAAATCCTCGTCTTGTTCACGAGCAGGTTGCTGTAACATAACATACTCTGCATGTACGCCTTCGTAAAAAGCACGAATGTGCCTAGCGTGTGCTTGATTAACGTTTAGTTTACGAAATAGTTTTACAGGATCAAGTCCTTTAAACGTATTAGGATTACAGATGAAGTCATCAACTACTTCCTCAATCTCAGCAATAATGTTTCCACTTGCTTCTTTAATACGTTCTTGGATGCTAGGCACATACACATTCTTGGGCTTACTTGCTTCTTCTGCCTTAACTTCCTCAACAATAGTTCTGCCTTGCTCTTCCAAGTTATCAAAGAAGCCTGTCATATATAACATGCTATCTTCGGGTGCTTCAAGTCCAGCGTTCTTCCAAGCACAAAAAGCGGCAACATTGGTTTTTACAAAGTTGTACTCTCTGTTTTTAAGTATAAGACGTGCTTTCTCTTTATCATAAACACGCTTTACATAGCCTTTGATAATACTAATAATCTCAGATTTATCTACTTCAAAGTGAAAATAGTCCCTGTTTGATGAATAGTTATCCATAGGCGCCGCGGCAGCACCAGTCATTCTCTTGCGAGCTTTGGGTGCTTTTTTACGGGCAATTTTAACACCTTTAAGAGCAGTTAATGCCATATTTCTGTTCCTCCTCCATCTGATTTTCAAATATAGTTACCTGAAGATTTTTAAGTTCTATAACTTTATCTAACAATTCAATAATCATATCTGGTTCTATACCAGTTTCAACACCACGTTTGATACACTGTAGTGTATTAATATCTGCAAGTACGTTGTTCATTATACAGCCTTTCCTGTTGCAATAATACTGGACATCATTAGCCGAACTTGCCTCAAGCGACTTTCCAAATGCTTAATAACTTTTTCGTTTGGATTAGTGCGAGCAACTTCTTCCATAATGAAACTTGGAAGAACACGCAGACCACGTTCAACGCTTTCAATTTGTTTGTCTCTAGGTAAAGAGTTAATTAAACGCTTATATGCTGCATTTGTAATTGGCTTCGACATTTGTATCTCTCCGTTAACTTCAACTTACTACTTAATATAACACGGATAGAGAATGTGTCAACCTTTTATTGCAAATAAAAATCAATCTTTTTATAATTTTTTCTTATATAATCTCGTTCAGACGAGTTATCCTGACGCTGTATCACCTGATATTGCAACTCTTCTGTGTAGGGCTTTAACTTAAAATCCTCACCTGTTACAAATCCTGTTCTATCACAATATGCTTGTAATCCTGGCATTGTAACATGCTGAGCATGAAAAAGACTGGTCATACCGGGTTCTGTAATTATGAAAGTGTTTGACATAGTGTAGTCCTCTCGCAAAAGTTATTACTGTATTATGCAGTCTTTTTGAGATGTGTCAACCTTTTTTTAGCAATACTTTGTAACTTCCTGGATTATGTGGCGCATTTGTCCAACTTTTTATGTGTGGATGTTGCCCACACCAGCTCTGGAACTCATGCATAATAGCACCCTGTCCAGTAACAACCACAACAGTTTTGTGCTTATCGTAGTACGCATCTGTTATGCGAGTATTAAATATTCGCCATGCAGCATGTACATTATGTCCATGTAAGTCAAGTTTCATCGGGATATTTATAAGCGATAAATACTGTGCAAAAGGAAAACGAATGCCAAGAATAAGTTTATGGAAAGATGGTGCTCACACCAACGATTATAGTTTCTTTGATAAGAGAATGAAAGAAATGTTTACTATTGGTGGCACTGGTATCAACGTACACAAGTACCTTGGAATTGCTAGTCAAGGCGGTGATGATCTTAGCCAACCCAATCAAACTGCACCTGATCCGTTAGGCATACAAGATTTTCTATTCCTAGAGAATCGTGATAGAATATACGATCAAGACATATACAATTTACGCGGTATTTACAGTGTAAGTGATACAGATTTTGACCTTAGTCAGTTTGGTTTATTCCTAGCAAATGATACATTGTTTATTACACTGCATGAAAATGATATGGTAAACAATCTAGGGCGTAAACTAATGAGTGGTGACGTAATTGAACTACCACATCTTACAGACTTTAGCGCACTAGATGAAAGTGTAGAACTAAGCCTTAAACGCTACTATGTAGTACAAGAAGGCAGTCGTCCAAGTGAAGGATTTAGTCCTACATGGTGGAGTCACCTATGGCGTATCAAGTGTACACCGCTAGTAGATGCACAAGAATACAACGATATTCTTAACATAATACAACAAGATTCAGATGGTAATGATACTACTAGTACACTACGAGACTTGCTTAGTACATACAATAAAGAACTTGAGATTACAAACAAAGTTGTTGCACAAGCAGAAAAAGAAGTACCAGAGAGTGGATATAAAACAGATCAATTCTATATTGTTCCTACTGATCCAGTAACTGGAGGTCCATTAGAAAGCAAAGGTGTTAATAGTGATAACACTGCTATTACTGCAGACAATATAGATTCAACTGCAGATGCAAGACGTGTTACTCCAACAAACAGTAATGCATATAGTGGATATCTAATAGGTGATGGACTTGCTCCTAACGGTGAACCAATAAGCATGGGAACTTCATTCCCAACTTCTCCACAAGAAGGAGACTTTGTATTGCGTTTAGACTTCTTACCTAATAGACTGTTTAGATACAGTGGCAATCGTTGGATTAAAGTAGAAGATAAAGTACGCAGTGGACTTACCCCTGGTGCAGGATCAACACTTAGAGACGGCTTTATTAATAACACAAGTACGTTTACTGCAGACGATAACACTACTGCAACCAGTAGACAATCACTTAGTGATGCACTGAAACCTCAGGAAGATTAATGCCACAACAGTTTTTTTATGATGAACAGATAAGACGTTTTCTACTGCAATACATTCGTGCATTTAGTAACTTTCAAGTTGAGTACGGCAAAGATCGTGCAGGAAATCAAACACTGCTTACAGTGCCTGTAAAGTATGGCGATAGCACACGCATGGTTAGTAGTATTCTGCGTGAGAACAGTGAAAATAAAATTATACCAACTCCTATGATTAGTTGCTACATTACTGGGTTAGAATATAATCCAGAACGTAGACAAGATCCTAGTTTTGTAGATAAGAAGCATGTTCGTATGCGAAAGTTTGATTTTAACAGTAATACATATAATCAGCAACAAGGCAATGCATTTACAATAGAACGTATGATGCCTGTACCTTATACACTACAAATGAATACTGATATTTGGACAAGTAACACTAACCAAAAATTACAACTTATGGAACAGATACTAGTATTGTTTAATCCTTCACTTGAAATACAAAGCACAGACAACTATTTAGACTGGACAAGTTTAAGTTATATAGAACTAGCAGGCGTTCAATTTAGTAATAGAAGTGTGCCTGTTGGTGTCGATGAAATGATAGATATTGCAACGCTACAATTTACGTTGCCTATCTATCTTACTGCACCTGCAAAAGTTAAAAAACTAGGTGTTGTTAACAAAATTGTTGCAAGTGTATTTGATGACCAAGGTGGTATTGCAGATGGTGTTATTGATGGAAACATACTAATGGGTACTAGAATGAAGTTTACACCAATGAATCACGGTATTCTATTAATAGGAAATACTGTACAAATATTGGAAAGAAACGAAACTACTACTAATAAAGTTAATCAAACACCACTAAACGATCCTCCTACAAAAGTTGGTCCTTCAGTAACTGAAGAAGGACTAAGTGCAGATGATAGTGCGCAAACTGCTGACAGTGCAGGTGTGACCTCTGACGAAGAAGATCAAGTCATTAGCACAGATGTAACAAGTTGGGCTGCACTTATAAATCAATATGGTGAACTACAAGGTGGGATAAGTCAACTACGTTTAGAGACAACCAGTGCTATTGCTGATTATGATACAGAAATTATAGGTACTGTTGCTTTTCATCCTAGCGATCCTTACAAACTACTGTTTACTGTACAAGCAGATACTATACCAACAAATGATATAGCGGCTGTTACAAAAATTATTAATCCTTTAAAAAGTGCACCTGATGCTGGACTAGCAACATCTGCAGTAGGACAGCGTTATTTAATACTTGCAGCAACAGGAAGTAGTGAAAACACAGACGGTCCAGATGCATGGAAAGGCAGTGATGGCACACAGTTAATTGCTGGAGCAAACGATATTATTCAGTACAGTGGTACGAAATGGGAAATTAGTTTTGACGCGAGTGCCGAAAAGGGTATACACTATGTGACTAATAGTAATACAAGTATTCAATATAAATGGACCGGAACAGAGTGGATCAAGTCTTATGAAGGCGAATACCGATCAGGTGAATGGAGTATTGTTATCTAACGCAAGTGTTGGAGCATTATTCCTAAGTAAATCAACAAGTAGATATATGTTTGTATTGCGCAATGGAGCGAAGTATAATAGTATGTGGGCGTTTGTTGGCGGCAAGGTAGAAAACAACGAAACAGAATATTCTGCATTACAACGTGAGATACAAGAAGAAATAGGATTTATGCCTCTTGTCTTAAAAACAGTGCCAGTAGAGAAATTTACTAATAGTAAAAATAACTTTACATATAGCACTTACATATGTGTTGTAGAAGAAGAATTCATACCCAATTTAAACGATGAACACAAAGGATATGCATGGAGCAAACTTGATAGTTGGCCCAAACCATTACATCCAGGTGTTTTTACTACACTAAAAATTAATGAAATTGTTAATAAAATTAAGACTATTGAAGAACTAATGTGTGAATAATTACATCATCATTGCTAATACTTCAATAACTCCTTCGCCTTGAGCATTATCTTCAATTGCTTTACCAATTACGCTACCCATTAACGGTTGTCCAATATCAGCATCAAAAGCCTTTGCTAGACCATTGCCTGCACTTACCATTAGATCTCCTGCTTGTACTGGGCCTATAACTTTACAAGGAACACGCCCTGCTAATGCAAGTGCTACGCCTTCCTGTGAACTGTTCATTAAATAAGCAGGATCAGTACTTACAATGCCTGCTACACGGGTGCAATTTGCAGCGTCACATGCTTTAAGTTTTCCAGCACCTGCAAACATTACAACTGTCCCTTCAGGGATAGTTTCATCACTATCATACATCTCTGCCAAGTCAGCGTATAGTGCAGACGATGCTTGACCAGTTATTGCTTGACTAAATGTAACAACACCATTGGCTGCAATTGCAATTGCGTCCGTATCACCAACAGAACCAATGTTACCAGCATTAGGAATAATAATATTTCCACCTGTAGTCATAAGACCAGCACCAGTATAAGTTCCAGATACGTCAAGGTTTCCATTTACATCTATTAAAGTTGAAGTTAAATCTATTTCATCATCAGCAGCGATTGATAAATCACCATCAGCAGTTGAACTAATATGTATTGCATCATCACGAAATTGTAATTTCATTGTGCTGTTTAATAATAAACCAGCATCATGTACATGAGTTAATGAAACTTCGTCATCAGCACCAAATGATAAGATTGCACCATCATGTTGTAATTCTAAGTCTTGTGTAAGTGTGACATCACCATCTGAACCAATTGCAATTGCATCTGGGTCACTTGCAGAACCAATAGTTCCA